AAACGATTACTGGGTTTTAAGTGATGTTGATGTTCTTGAAGCATTTGTGTTTCGCGTTAAGAAGAAAACGCATGAAATTGTTTCAGACGCAAAGTGTGTGCCACACACTTATTTTTATATTAAAGATAGATAAGAGGAATTAGCATGGGACTATTAACTGAACGACAGCTTGAAGACATTATGTCAAATGTCCATGTCTGCGATGTAGACTGGTTTGAAAGATTATTACGGCAATGGAACGATAGGCAAACAGGCTATCATCAAGTTGAAGTAAATTGGAACGATGCACCGAAATATGCAAATAAAGCGGCTTTAAGGTTGCATTGGCTTGTTGAAACATCAGGCTCACAGTTATGGTTAGCACCATCTCAAACCGTAACTTTTGAAAGACCAGAAGTAAAAATTGATAAATAAGGGGAAATAAAATGAGTTTAAAAGCAAATGTCACAGAAAAGCAATTTGACCGTGAATTTTTTTAAGGATTTGACCCAGCGGACTGAGTTACGATGGGAGCCCAGAGTCCAGCCCGAGGTCATTGAGGTCAAGGGCGGGAACCCGGTCAGCGCCGGGTGGGCTCACAAGTGCGAGGAACCCCCGCAGTATTTGAGCCCCTACGGTAAAAGCAAGGAGGAGTAAGGCAATGGATAAGACTCAGTGGACCAACAAGAGCAAGAAGGGCGACTCTCAGGAGACCACCTTCCAGCACAACAAATACCCCGAGACTTCTGGCGAGCGGGACTTTCCCGCTGTCAGCACCACCTCGGCCAGCCGGGGCGAGGATAACTTCGCCAAGATTCAGACGGCTCGATAACCGTGCTGAAGTTCGACCTACAGCTACAGCCGTCAGAGTTGGGCGAGGCTGCTCTCGTGAATAGCCTCATCAACCAGCGCGACGACTTGCTGTGCCGGTTGGCGAAAGCTCCGCCCCAGTTTGAGGAACTCCTCTTACTGCGGGCGGAAGCCACGTTCCTCGAACGTGCCTTTAAAGAATATCGCCAAACCATTGAAACCATCCGGGCTGAGAAGCTGAAGAGGGCTGCTCAGACCCAAAACGCAATCCAAAGGAGATAAGTCATGGCATTCGCGAACGGAGGACTCTTCGGCAACCCCGCCCAGGAGCCCGGCAAGCAGGAAGAGTCGGCCGAGCAGAAGCTCGCCCGGATGGAGGAGCGCAACAAAGCTCTCCAGGAGCAAATCAAAACGCAGCGGGATTCCTTCCTGCAGCTCAGCCAGCACTCCAACCAGCAGACCCAGTTGCTGCGGGACCAGCTCCAGCGCCAGGTAACCCAGCACAACCCCAATGCCATCCCCCAGGCTCAGGGCAAGCCCGCCAGTGACAACTGGGAGGACATCGTGAATACCATCGCGGGTGGGAACTCCACCGCCCAGGGACAGCAGCAACAGGTCCCCATCAGCCGAGAGGTCCTGCGCCAGGAAATCCGGCAGACCATCCAGCAAGAGGAGCAGCAAGCAGCCGCTCTCATCCACCACGAGAACCAGGAGCTGCAGAACTTAGTCAATAGCTTCCGCATCCAGAATCCTGACCTGGCCAAGAGCCCCCAGTTCTCGGCCGAGGTAGACCGCGTGTATGCCGGCCTGCGCCGCCAGGGACTCCCCGTCCAGACCGCATGGCAGACTGCCCTGCAGGAAGCGGCCCACATCACCACCAGCTACGCCCCTCGTCGCAAGAAAGAGGAGGCCCCCCAGCAACAGCCCACCCCCAACCTCATGGCCGGTATCGGCATGCCTTACGCCTTCCCGATGGGTGGAGCTGGGGGAGCTGCCCCCAAGGGCCAGGAGATTGCCTTCGACATGCGCCCGCCTGAGGAGCGTTTCAAAGAAGCTAGCTCTGACTTGAGTCAGACTCAATTGGAGGCAGCCAAGCGAGCCTTCGGCTTCTAGCCCTTGTGCATAGCCCCTGAATTTTAGTAAAGTACCAACAATCTATCTTCGCATGTAGTAGGAGGACCACGCCGGCTCGACCGGCCCCTGCCGAGGTATCGCGAGGAGCAATCCTTAGCGAATCTCAATTTAGGAGGGTCCTTAGACCATGATGACCAGAGCCAGTGTGGCACCCTCAACCCCCCAGTTCGGGGGTTGGTATACCCTTAAGGCCAGCAAGACCGTTCGTGTTGCCGGCCAGACCAAGCAGCGTTTCCGCCAGTTCGCCCGCATTCAAGAAGAGTTCGGGCCGCACATGGGCGACACTTACCAAATCATGAAGATTCAGAACCTCAACGGTCGAGGTCAAATCATCGGTGAGTTTGGTAATGTCCCGGTCGCTGACTTCCCCAGCACCTTCACCCAGGTCACCAGTCAGTGGCTGACCAACTCCGTGGCCTTGAGCCAGGAATCGGACATGTTCTCGGAGCTGTCCCTCGTTGACGCCGCGCTCATCTCGCTGGTCAACGAAGCCAACTCCACCCTGGACCTCATCGCCGCAGCCCCGTTCAAGAACTGTGACGCCATCTACACCCCCACCGGCACGATGGCCAGCAAGACCTTCGCCTTCTCCACTACGGGGACGGCGGCTGCGGTAGCTACCCGCAACATCACCCTGTGGGACCTGCGCAACATCAACGACATGATGCGCACCACCTACCGGGTTCCGTTCTGGGAGAACTCCGACTACATCTCGGTCATCTCCCCGTTGGCCCTGCGCGGTATCCGCGAAGACGCCGACTTCATCGACATCATGAAGTACAACCAGCCGGCCAAGCTGCTCAACAGCGAAATCGGCAAGGTCGAGAACTTCCGACTGGTCGAGGAGACCAACGCCCTGAACAACTCCCTCGCGGGTGGTCTGACGGGCGAGGCGGTCTTCTTCGGCTACGACCCCGTGGTGGGCATCGAGGTCTACCCGTTCGAGTTGCAGGCTGCCGTGGCTGACCCCTACGGCCGCTTCCGTAACGTCCGCTACGTATGGCGCGGTGGTTACGAGCGCACCTGGAACTTCGCCCAGGACGGCGAGCTGCGCATCATCCGCGTCGGCAGCCTGTAATTTCAGTAAGTAGGAGGTAGACATTATGTTAGGTAGTCCTTCTGAGGGCCGGTATAACACGATCCACATTCGTGAGGCCGCCTCTAACCAAGACCTGAAAGGTTCCCCCGCAGACCTGGTCTTGTGGCCGGTTTTGCACGACTTCATTCAAGTCATCGACTTCGGATACGAAGTCATGGCAGCTCCCGGAGCTGTGTCCGTGGCAGCCATCATCCAGCTGTGGAAGCAGGTCCGTGACAACGGGGCCCTGGCCATCGCAAATGCGCTGGCCACTCTGACTTTCGACAGCGCCAAACTTGTCTACGGTAACGTAGTCAAGGACCTCAACCTCGGCGGTAGCACCGTCCCCACTACCCGCAACTGGCCTTTGGCCCAGCGCGGCGACGTGCTGGTGCTGAAGCTGACCACACAAGGCACTGGAGCGGGAGCCCAATCCGTTCGCCCCTTCGTGCGTTTCCGTGAGATGCCCGCCGCAGGCGTACAAGGATAAGGAGTAGCGCATGCCCGAGTATAATCCAAAAGCCCCCGCCTACCACTTCGGCGCAGTGGGAGGGGTCAAACCCATCAATATCCAGGACGGTTACTGTTACGATGTGAATGGTAACTCCCTAGATGCCAAATTCCAGTCCGAGAAATCGGCCGTGAATTTGATTCAGTGGCTCTATCAGCAAGGGTATGCGATTACCCCGGAAGCTCGGTCCATCATCATCCGCGAGAAAAAGCGTGTGATGCTGGAGCGGGCCCACGAAGAGCTTCAGCGCCAGCAGGAGAAGCTCATTGCCGAAGAGACGGCTCGTGTCGAATACGAACTGTCCATCGCTGACCGGGAGATGCGGGCTCAAGTTGAGCTGCACCTCCAGCAGCCCGAGGAAATCCGCCCGCCTCTGCCCCTCACGGATGTAGAGCGGGAGGTTCTCGGCGTCGGTCGCGTGGATGCGGAGATGTTCGACATGCCCAACCTGGAGGACTTGGTTCCCGAGGAGTTGGCTGAGCTGGAGTCTCTGCCCGAAACCGCGCAGGCCACGGTGCAATCCAAGGCCAGTCGGTCCAAGGCAGCTGCTGCCAAGAAGAAGTAAGGAGAAGGTGGCGTGGCACTAGAGCCCCAGACGGTCAGTACCGCTCTCGCCCAGATTAAAGGGCGATTCCAGCGCCAAAGCAACACAGTGGACAGCTACATGCAGGCCAATGTGGAGTCTATGCTGGATGAGCTTTGCCGTCTCTATCCCTGGTGGTTCCTGACCACGAACCCTGGGACTCTACTGCGCGCCACCTTTCCTATCTCCAACCTGGGGGCCGTGCCCTTCAAGGGGGGTAATTGGGCAGACATCGGCTGGCTGATTACCTCCCCTGGGGTGCAGGTCTATGACATCTGGGCCCCCGCCAATGAGTCCGCCTACTACACCACCCCGAGCGACACCAGCCAATGGCGCAGGGCCTACTGCCAAGAAGTCCGATTCGTCTATGAGTTCGATAAGGATGGCAACTTTGTGCAGGACCTGGATGTCCAGGATGACACCTCGGCCCTGACCTTCATGGGGCTCAGCACCCGGACCCGGCCCACCCAGGTGATGGCTCGCACCCTCGAAGACCGCACTCAGCTGGTCTTCGACCCCATCCCAGATACTAACTATCTGTATGCCGTGAGTTTTACTCAAGGGTACACCCCCATCTACACACGGGATGGAGGGGGCTCCTTTCGGCACAAGTTGCTCGATGTGATCCCTGAGGCTTTTGTGCAGTACGGCATTATGAAAGCTGCCCAGATGTTTGATGAGCCGGCCCTGGCCGCGCAGGCCGAGAAGGCTTTGATGGGCACCCCGCCCAACATCCACCTCCCCCGGGGCAAGAAAGCCTCTCTCGGCATCTTGGACACCCTGCGCAATGACACCGTGAAGAAGCAGCAGCAGTGGGAGCTGGAGAAGATGGCTATCTTCCGTAGCAAGGCCTCTGCCTCCGGGCGCGGGGGCTCCGCCGACAATCTCACCATGCACCAGAAATACTTCAGCCCTTACTGGCGTCGGTCGATTTACTAATGCCTGAGTTCGATAGCAAGGTAAAGACTCTGGCCATCACCAACCTGGGCGAGGGTCTCCACACCGATGTAAACCTGTTCGACATCCCCAGCGGAGGGGCCAGCCTGGCCAATAACCTGGTATGGGTGGAAGGCTACCTGAGGGCCCGCCCTGGTCTGGCGCAAATATACAGCCCCAACATCTTCGCGGGCGAGGAAATCTGCCACCTGGCGCTCTACACGGACTTTGACGCCAACGTTACCCTGATGGCGGTGACCCGCCCCACCTCGACCACCTTGAATATTTATAAATACACCACCGCTTGGGCTGTTGTGCAGACCGGCCTCGTGGGCGATGCGGACATTCCCATCACCTCTTGCAATTTCAAAGGATACTGGTGGGTAACCACCGGAGCCGGCGATATGTACCGGTACGATAACACCACACTGACTGCCGTGAAATCCCTTCAAGCCACGGCCCGTTTCAAAATTTACGATAAGCCTCGCATCGTGGTGGCCGGCGATAGCCGCCTGTTCATCGCTGGGTGCTGCACGAGCAACGACGGGTCCAACACAGGATTTGTGCCCTACCGTGTGGCATGGTCTGACTTCCTCCTCGGCGAAGTCTGGGGCGGGGGTGTAGGTGGAGGTAGTTCCGGTTATGTCGATTTGGCACAAGACTCAGCTCCCGTGTCTGGGCTCCATTATGGCAATTCATCTTTGCTGGTGTTTAAGCCCAATTCAATTTACCTTGGTTATGCGGCAGGTCCCCCTCAGACCTACGGCTTCCGCCAGTTCGTATCAGGTGTGGGTTGTATCTCCCATCAGAGCATCAAAAGGTTCCGCGAAGGGCAGATTATCTGGCTAGGAGATGACGATGTTTACCTTGGAGGGCCCTCTGTTACCCCCACGCCTCTCGGCGCTCGTATCCGTCCCCGCCTTAGAAGCGTTGTCAATCTGCCCACGATTGACAAGGCGCTCGCAGTTATCGACCAGCAGAACTACCTGTACCATCTCATCCTGCCTTCAGGCAGCGCCCCTTTCCGAAATCATCGACTGTTTACCGTCAACCTACGTAATGGGTCTTGGTGGGAGGGGGCGCTAGATGTACCCAACATTAGCATTGGCGGTGCTATTGAATTTCGCCTTGGCCCTTGGCGTAATCGCCAGTTACTGGGTAGCTCGGCGGGACTCATCTATGACTTCGACCTGGGCAACACTACTGATGATGGCACCTCCTTTGCTTGTACTTGGCGCTCTGGTATGGCTGCTGTTAGGAGATTGACCAACAACCAGCTGGAGCAGGCCAACCTACTGCATATCCGCATCCAGGCCCCCTACAAAGCAACCGGTCAAGTAAGCCTGAGCGCCTTTCACGGTAGCGGTATGGACCGTATGCAGCTCCACACCTTCGGCACCCAGGAGGTAAACGGCATGGCAGACTATATGAGCAGTTCTCAGACCCCGGCCGGCGAGCATTTCCAGCTTCAGTTGGATGGTAGTGCGGCTACTTGGCCCCCTATCGCAGAGCTTGGTGTGTCTTTCAACACCAAGGGCCAGACTATGAGGTGGGCATAATGGCTAATTCAGCAGGCCTGCCCTGGCTGGGGAACATCAACAACCAGGCGGCAGCCCCCGCACAGGCCCAACAGTGGAACCTGGAGGCCAAATCCCCCCAGCCGCAGCCCCTGGTGAAGCAATCGGTAGTCCCGGCTACTACGTTTGGCCCCTGGCTGCTGCTTTATCCGGTTCCCCAGGGCTCTTATGTGGTGCTCCAGGAGATACTTTTAGGTAATATGACGGCTTCTGACGTAGATTATGCCTTCGCTTTCCTGGATGACGACGACGTTGCGCCGAGTGGGGTGCCTGCGGGGAACGATAACGTGGTCCTCATGGCCACCGTGCCCGCCGGAGAGTCCCTTCGGCTGGAGCTGACCACCGGACTCATCTCCAAGTGGCGAATTTACGGATATTCAAGCGCAGCTGCGGGTGAGAAGGCCAATGTCCTGATTACCGGATTGGTGGTGAGCTATCTCTAACTGGGAAATTCGACGTGCGGTGCTCGAAGATTGGTTCCCCTTCCTCGCTTGTTGGGAGAAATTCAAGGCGGGCCCCGACGCCAAGCAAGTAGACGGCAACTACGAGACCGTGAAGGCCTTCTTCCAGGTCTCTTTGGTGTCCCCAGCGGTCTGCATCCTGCTCCTCTGGGAGGACAAAGTGGTGCGAGGCTTCTCCATCTTGACGGAGAATCAAGCCACCCGGGTCAATCCGGCTACAGGGGGAGTAGAATTGGTCATGCACGGGTTCGTGAGGGGCATTCATATCCAACACGGCACCCCTCTTCGGCACACGCTGGCGCTGGAGAACCACATTTGCCAGTGGGGCCGAGAGAGAAGGCACCCTTTCTTGACCGGGTACTGCTCGGAAGAGTATTTTGAGAGGGCCCAGGGCCCGTATAATCGACTGGGGTGGGAGAAATCTCACATCGTCGTGGCGAAACAACTGTAGAAGGCCGAAAATGGGCGGTAGCAGCGGAGGAGATAACCAAAGCAGCGGAGGAGATAACCAAATTATCACGCCCCCAGCCCCCAATCCCCAGCTTCAAGAAGAGCTGGTGAACGCGGGGCGGGCTCAGCTGACGGCCAACGACCCGTTCAACCCCTATGGGCGAGGGTCGAACTTGACTCCCTTGAATCCGTTCGCCCAGGTCTACTTCCCCGGGCAGCAGCAGACCATTTACGGCCAGGCAGCCTTCAATCCAGCCAATTCCCAGCCATTCTTCGGCCAAAGCGCGGTAAATCAGGCGACCGGACCTCAAAACATGGGCTTTAACTCCCAATTGCAGGGTCAGGGGAGCCCTCAACCCTCCCCGCCGCTAAGCATCTTAGAGGCTTGAGCCAAGCTGCCTTGCAGCCCCCCTGCGCCCCCTCCGCTTAGTGCGGTAATGGCGCCATCTGCCATGTCGATACCGGCTGCCACCTCGGGCATAAACGGCCGAAGGAGGGAGCGCAGCAGACCCCCTCCCCCTCCACCGCTGCCACCTTGGGGCGCTTGTTGCACCCGCGAATTTATTTGTCGGGACATAACTCACCTCCTAGATAATACTTTTGCCGCCCCCACCGCTGCCGCCTCCGGCGATTACGGTCGGGGTGGGGATGGGGATACCGCTCCACACCTGCATTGCTGTCTGCTGGGGCTGAGCAAAGGCGTTGGTGGCCAGATTGAACATGCGCTCAGACATTTGAGGCCCCACCATAGATGCCTGGAGAGCCCCTTCGAAGGGGTATTGCACCAGACCAGCTGCAGTTTGCTGGCGCTGCATGCCCATCTGGCCCGCAATCCCCATCAAATCCCGGCTGGTCTGGTTCATCACGTCCCCTTGAGCCTGATTCAAGCCGCTGTGATAGGGGCTGTTTTCAAACTGAGCCTCGGCCCGATTGAATCCCTGCTCCTGGGTGGTGAGCGCATTGCCCAGGCCAGCCCCCAAGTAGGATTGCTCGAAGGCATTGAGGTTGGGGTTGAACTGGTCCTGCAGGAATGCAGCAGCGCCGGGAGCAGCCTGGCCCAGCATAGTGCCGATATTACCCGCCACCCCTGCTGCATTGTAGTAGGGGGCCGTGTAATTGGCCGATAGGAAGTTGTTGCGGGTATCCACCGAAGCGTTGCTGGGGTTATTGATGTCCGCAAACCCGAAGTTAGGCGCAGTTGCCATTATGTGAACACCCCATTCTGGTAGTTTGTGGGGTAGTAAGCCCCCGCTGCCTGAATCGCTTGCATGAATTGCTGCGCCATAGCGTCCATTTGGGCCTGTTGCTGGCTAGGCTGGGCCTGTTGCTGCTGTGGAGCCTGCTGCTGAGGCGCTTGCTGAGGCTGTTGTTGCTGGGTCGGGGCCGGCTGCTGCTGCTGGGGGGCCTGTTGGGGCTGCTGCTGAGGGGCGCTTTGACCCCCTTGAGACTGCCCAGAACCCCCCGTTTGACCCCCTCCATACGCCTGGGGAACCCCGAATTGAGGGATAATTCCGGGGAAAAACTGCTGCAAAGGGGCCATAACCTGCTGCG